AGCCAGCGGCCATCTTCCGGTACGTTTTGCTCATCGAGTGCTGAAGACATTTGCAAGATCGCGTTCAATACGTTTGCAGGAGTTGCTTGGTCGATTGGAGCTACGTCAGTACCCAAGTTGTAAGCACCTGAGATAGCGCCCGCTGTCGCACCTTTGTTTGACGCGTTTGCGCCTGTGGTTACGAACCAGTTGAAGAACGTATCGTTTTCAATGTTGATCTTCAGCTGTTTAGCAGCGTCATCAGTGAACATGTTCATCAAGTCCATGTCCGCTTGGTGCGCGAGTACATCGTTTACTTGAACACTGAAGTATTTACCTTGGTCGATCTGCATGTCTTGGTAGATCGGAGCAGGGACTTCAGAAGTCAGTGTAGTACCGGCGCCAGCATAATCGTTGATTGTGATTGATGGTGCAGTACGGATACGAATTGTATCGCCTTGGTTTTTGATCTCGCCTTCCCAATCAGTATTGGAAATTTCGGTCATCATAGTGTTCGCATAGAACTTAGCGTTCAATTTTTGCGACCATAGTTGTGGGATAAATCCACCTGAGTAAGATGGGGTTGTGTCGAATGCGCCTGATGAGACGACGGGGAATACAGCAGCCATTTTGGCCTCCTATTAAGTTGGTTATCGACTCAATAGCTGCTTACATGTTAACACGTTATGCCTAAGCTCTAACGCGGCCTTCCATATACGCAGCTGTCAAGTCAGCTTCAAGTTTTTCCGCCTCAGCGTACTGCCCTCGCGTATTCAGTGTACGAACCTTATTCCAAGCTCTATCCGCATCTTTGGGCGAATAAATTTTAGAGTTCTGGGAAGCACTCTGTGTACGAACAGAATTAGCAGAACGGTTTGGAGCAACCTGCTTTTCAAGTTCGGCTTGGTTAGGCTTAGCTTCGGTCGGTGCTGCTAACGTTTCCTTCCACATGCTCACATAGTGGGCTATGGCTTCTACGTCACCGGCATCAAACGCCTGCTGTGCTTGAACTCTGCGTGGGCCTCTAAGCATAGGATCATGCTCATTTAACCACGCTACCCAACGCTCATCGTTGTCGATCTGTGGGAAATCAGGCACGGCTTGGTTGAGCCTCTGACTAAATCCTACTTCTCCAACTTGGCTACCCGTCTTCGCAAGTTCGTCCTGCAACTTCTTGATAACCGCGTCTTGCTGTTCAAGTCGGCCCTCGTAGTCTTGAGAGACTTCCTGCGCAACTCGGCGCTGAACGTCCAGCAGTTCTTCACCAAATTCGGCTCGATCTGCGTCGGTCACTAAACTGACTTTCTCCTTCGGCTTTGTCGGCTCGTCTTTTTTTGCAGTCATCTCCTTACGGATTGCTGTTAGCTCCTCAGTCATTTCTCGCACCTGTTGGTGCAACCTTGGAACTTCAGCGTCGTACTTGCCTCGTAAGGTGCTGTACTTCTGCTTAAAGTCGTCCTCTACGTCCGTCGGTGACGTGTCAGCTGGCTTCGCTTCGTCAGGTTCGGGTGATGCTTCAATCGTAGATATTACTTCCGCTTCCGTATCCAACTCCTCGGGTTGAGGTTCGTGTTGGGCTTCTAGCGATTTTTCGTACGCTTCAATTTCGGCAATCTGTGCCTGTACCTGCTTTGGCAACGCCATATGGTTCTCCTCAAAGCACCAACTCTGTTTCACAGCGCCCGGAGGTAGGCTGCTCCCGTCTTTGGTGTGCTTCATCGTGCTCTTACGAGCGGTTTACTACCTTCGCCGCCTCTTCAATGGCTTCAAGTAGGTCTTCAAATGCTTCTGCGCGTCCTTGCAACCGGTGGATTGTTACCATATCAGTCGCTTTTACTAGCCGCGCTTTGGCTAACTCAGCTTCAGTCTCAAAGAGACCTAACAGAGCCGTTTCACCTGTTTCTTTGAGCCTCAACAGTGCTTTTACGTGCTGCTGGTCACAAAGATTCAAGTCAATCATGGGATAAATCTACTCTAAACATGTTAACATGTCAACACATGTGAAGACTACTTACCATTTGGGCGCGGACTCATTGCGTTGTCCTGTCGCCCACCTTTTGGCGTGCCGTCTTCTTGTAGCTCCGCTGCCTGTTGCTGAGCCTGCATTTCCTGCATCATCATTGCTTGCTGCTGAGCTAACTCTTGCTGCTTCTGAACATCTTCTCGGCTAGGGACAAGACGATCAACATTGGTGTTAAGATTACCCGCGAGGTCGCGGAGTAGTTCAGCTGTACCCGGTAGGCCAACAATCTGCTGTGCAACCGGACTTTCCAGTATAAGACGGAGGAAGTCAGTCTTACGGACAGCTTCCGCTTCTTTAACGACAAGCGACATTGCGCCTGTTGCCACAATCTGGACATCGCCGATAAGGTCTGGATCATCTGAATACCTTAAATTTCTCTGGTACTGACGCTGTAGCATTGGTCGCATTACGTCGTGGTCGATGTTACTAATAACTTGTTTGATACTCTTACCGGCGTTGGACATGAGCATAGACAGCCCCGAAGACGTACGCCCTGCGCCCGGAACGTGTTGTCCGGTCATATAACGTGGAATACCTGATACTTCATCTGAAATCGCCATAAAGCGGTCAAACACACCCATGAGCTCAGCTGCATTAGAGTTTGGCTGGAAAAAGCTCATAGGGGGAGTTGAGTCTGCGTAGTCAGACTGCCTAAACTGCCAAATCTTCCACGGGTACATCTGTGTGATGTCTTCCCCCGCTGGAAGGCGGCTAATATTTACGCCGACCTGTGGACCGGAGCTAATACCCATATTATTTGCAAGCGCCCGAGCAGCGGCGTTACACATATTCTGAGCGTCCATACAAAGGTCAGCGACCCCGTTACCGTCAATACGGCCCGGAACCTTTTCAAAAGATGTCATGTAGTAAGGCTTGCGCCCTAGTGGATCGTAGTTAAGCACCGCACGAACAACGATATTGTCGATCATCCACACTTCGCAGGGGTAAGATTTTTGTGGGTCTTCGACCTCGTCTTCGCTCAGTCCCCATTCGAGTAAAACATCGCCGGGAATAGTGTCCCACAGCTGTATAGCCGCAACTAAATCTGTGTTGGCCTCGTCGAAATCCTGCCCTGTGGCGTCTTCCATGAGGTCGTCGTTGTGATCTAGCCAACTGAACCCGCCTGAGCCAAAGTCAGTAAGAATAGAACGTACTGCGTCTTCGTCGTAGCCCTCAACGCCGAGCATGTTCTCAACATCGTCTCGTGTCAGGTGGTGTAGTTCCGCAACGGGCATTGAATGAATGTCATCGCCCCACGGCATCCAGTAGAATTTAAACGGATCGACGCGTTCCCACTCGTCGCGAAGTACATCTACAACGCCTAGTCCACCTTCAACGTATTTCATCGCCTTACGTTTGCGTGGAATCGGCCCTTTAAGTACAGCGTAAGGGAATGTGGCTATGTCGTTAGTGAACTCGAACAGCGCCTTAGTAAAGCCGCCCTCAAGCATCTGGTCTTCCATTTTGGTTTCCATCCGCTCGACGCGCTTTTCCGCTTCGAACTTCATAGACCGCATGGCCGTATCTTTCATACCCGACGCAAGCTGTTTAAGCTCATCCTCGTTCGGCGGTTCCCCGCCAGCGTCGTAATACTGCATCAGGTTCTGCTGCATGATATTCTGCATCGCCTGAGTTATGTCCGGTGGCACCTCTGGAATAGGCGTCGCGCTAAGAGACCATGGTTTATCTGTACCGGTGCCTAAAAGCGTATCTCGCAGCCAAGCAGTAGCAGTCCTACACTTAGCGCTGACAATGCCCATAAAAATTTCTGAGCCACCTTGCTCCTGTATTTCAGCAAGTTTCGCAGGTTCATACTCCATATTCCGAGCGCGAACGCACTGCGCAAGACGCTCTTCTAAATTGTCTTGGTGGTGATCTCGCATCACTTCCCAACGTTTATGAACGTGAGAAGCCAGCCCCTGTATCATGGGGGTATTCTGTTTTTCATCAGAAGCACGTTGCGCCTGTGCCTCAAGATCAGAAGCACGTGCAACAGGAATTAGGGCCGAGCCTAGCGCCATATCAAAATCTCACCTGTGACGTCATGCGTACGATAACACCTATGTGTTCACACGTCAACAGATTAGGTCCAGCCGCTAGATGAGACGCGAACAACCTCTTTGCGCTGTGTTGACCATGAGTTCGCCCCGAAGGTCTCACCGCCGTCTGCGTGTAGGCACATGTACTGAAACGCATCGGCCACATCTGACCACGGGTGTGACTTCTCAGGCTTCTCATCCCGCGCACCTTTCGTGTTGATCTTGTACCGATACTTCCCGGCCAACGCCTGCACGAGCGACGACGCGCTAACGCCGTCGACGACGAAACTATACTTCCCGTCTACCACACGGGTCAGATATTTCTCCACCGCAGCTATCCTCGCCGCGATTGAGTTGGTCCTCGCGGGCTTCACGACGAACCCTTCGTTTTTGTATATGTCAGCGACGGTGCGCTCGTCCGTCTGAACCCGCTGGAACGCAGCAGGGTCGATAATGACTATCGCTCTGCGCCCCGGAAATTTGTTACTGAGCAGGGGTTTGAGCCGCTCACGCACGAACCTCAACGCCCCCATGCCATCTGAGATCAAACTGTCGTACACGACCAGTCGCCCATCGTGCGTTACGCTGCCGACAACGGCTGCGGGCGTCAGCCCCGCGTCGACGCCGATCAGCAACGGGCTGTCGCTAAACATGGGAGTCAACTCTTCATCTGAGGAGTGCACCGTCCGGTCGAACGACGTAAACACTGGCTGCCCACTGAGCGATTTACCGAACTCAGCGTGTATGTACACGTCGATCCAGTCCTCAGTTTTCCCTTGTGCTAGGTTGTCATAATAGTCGTCAGGTAAGAACCTCGTCCAATCGGCCTCCGGTGCCAACCCGCTGGGCTGTATGGTTACAT